AGAGAGTTTTGAAGAAGTTATTTGCAAGTATGCAAAGGACAGAGGCTATGATGGTGTTATCTGTGGTCATATACATGATCCAAAAATAACAACTAAAAATGAAACTCTTTACATAAATTGCGGTTGCTGGACAGAGAAAGAAAATTGTTCTTTTGTTTATGAAGATGAAAATGGAGAATTAAAACTTGGAAGAAAAGAAAAGATTTGATCATTGGTATGATCCAATCATACTGTTTTTTTATTTGAGCATATTTGCTTCCATAGTAATTTACTCAGTAATAGTTGGAACCATATACAGTTTTTTTGTAAAAGAGGAAAAAACTGGTTGTAAAAATTGACATTAAATTGATAGGAGGTATAATATGCGTATGGAAAATAAAACTTTTTATGGAATGCCCATTGAGCGTTACAACTGCCTCATGGAAGGAACAGGTCCATGCATTCGTCTTTCTGAAGACGAAATGAAAGAAGGATGGCATTTCTGTAGTGAGTGGGATGATCTTCTCATTCATCCTGACTCTGATGAATTTCATTTTTGTTCATGTTCTCACATGAATAAGTTTAAAACTCCTGAACGAAAGCAAGCATATCAAGAGAGGTGGAACAAGCCAAATGAAATTCTTGATAGACTTTCTGATTTAGATGAAGAATTGGGGTTACACTAATGACATTACCATATGAAGAATACCATAGTTTAGTTGCTACAAAAAACTTTCTTTATGATCTTTTGAATCCTGCTCACACTCCTAAAGTTCCATCAGAAGTGAGGGAACGAGCAGAAAGAGTGTTGAAACATTTTCCAATGCAACACAGACTTAATGAAATTTATAAAGATCATGTTCAATCCAATCAGTCAATTCTTAAAGAATATGAAAATGGTGGAGGGTGGTGGAAAGGAAAAGATGAATAACGAAAGAAAATATTTTACCTATTACGATGCTCTATTTGCATCCGCAATTTTATGTTTTACATTTTTTATGCAGTTGGTAATATTTGAAAGATTGGAAAATAGAGTAAAGGAACTGGAAAAGAAAGTTTTAGTAAATGAGTAAGCCATTTGGTTATTCCTATTATTTGGATATGTATAATTGTCGTGTTGGTGCAGCAGATGATCTAGAATTACATTATCGCTTCCTTGAGCGAGTTGTTGATAAGATCGGTATGACCCGCATGAGTCAGCCTATTGTCATTCACGGCCCTACAAAAGATGGAAAAGAACTTTATCCCGATAAACTTGGTGTCAGTGCTTGGGTTCCTCTGATTGAAAGTGGTATTCAAATACATTCAATCGAACCAAGCCATTTCATTACTCTTGATGTATACTCCTGCAATAAATTTGACAAGATGATTGTTCTTGATTATGCAAGAGAATGCTTTGGCTTTGATCACTATGAAGAACACTTCTTTGTTCGTGGTATGGGGTATGGAAATATTGGATGAATATGGAAACCCGCAACCTTATTGATCACTATAAATATTGGACAGATGACGCGATCAGAGCTGATCTTGAGACTAAGCGCCATAACTTTTCTGTTATCTGCTGCAACATTGGTAACGATTTTAATATTGCAACCATTATACGGAATGCTAATGCGTTTCTGGCGAAAGAAGTAGCAATCTATGGGAATAAGAAATACGATAGGCGAGGGACTGTCGGTACTCATCACTACACAAACTTCCGTCATGTCAAAAGCATTGACAATCTCGGCTCCTACATTGAAGAAATTGTTTCCCAGTATGAAGGCAAGGTTAAACTATTGGGAATTGATAATGTTTGTGAAGCAAAAGATATAAATGCATTTGACTTTGACCCAAATGTGCATTATATTATGATCTTTGGGCAGGAGCAAATTGGTGTTCCAAAAGACGTTCTAGATATGTGTGATGAGATTCTTTTTATAAAAATGTATGGAAGTGTTAGGTCTATAAATGTGGGAACGGCATCAGGAATTCTTATGTATGCTTATTGCTCACAAATTGTTCCTTGACTTTCTCTAAGTCTTCTTAATTTTTGTGCTTCCTTCATTTTAATTTTAGTTTTTTCTGACAATTTTGTTCCCGTTCTTTGTTTATTGTGTGCAATAATTTTATTTAATTCTTCTTCTGAATAAATTCTTTTTTTGGCAGCTTCAGATAATTTTTTCTTTGTTGCTTCAGATCTAGGTCCTATTTTTTTTCCCTTAAAAATTAAAGATAATTTTTTCTTTGTTTCCTCGGAAAGAGGTTTTCCTTTTCTACCCTTAAGACTTTTTGAAATATTTTGTTTATGAGTTTCTGTTAATTTTTTTCCTTTAAAAGATTTAGAAATTTTTAATTTTGTTTCTTCAGAGACTTTACGATTAAGATTTGCTAAACGAATTTTTTCTATAATTTCTTTTGGTCTAGGACCTCTCATTTTTCCCTTTTTGGCCAATGATTGTTTTTTCTTTGTGGTTTCTGATGTTATCGGTGGAGCATCACCACCCAAAGTCAAATTATAACCACCATTATCCCAATCTATAAAAGTTTGGTATTCCCATATAAAAATTGGTTCCATTACCCTTAATGTAAAATTTTTATCATTTGAAGAAAATAATTCTTCTATAACAAATTCATTTTGACCATATTTTTTTATGGCATTAGATAAAGGTGTGTTTAAAATTTTTGTATTATGACAATGTTGTTTCCAGCGTTTTACAATACTTCTAGAAGTATATCCGACATATTTTGGTTTGTCTTTTAATTTGATTAAATAAATATAGTGCATGGAAACATACCTTTCTGTGCAAGTTTGGTAGAAGCCACGAACTTCTACCAAACACCTTTTTAATATTTATATTTGCTTTTTGGTGATAAAGCGATATAATATAAACACTCCCTTGTGAGGTAACGGCAGCCTATTAGACTTTGATTCTAAGTGTAAACGTTCGAATCGTTTCAAGGGAACTATGAAAGATAAACAAATGAAACCAGTCGGCAAATGGATGCTCGCAAAGTCTTTGATTGGCGGTCAAAAGACCACCTCTGCAGGAATCATATACAACGAGAAGTCATCCTCAAAGATCATTCCTGCAAAGGTAGAAGCAGTCGGTAATAAATTGACCGAAGACATTCAGGTCGGTGATGTAATCTGGTGGGATGTCAGCAAGATCAAAGATGGTTACGCTGGTAACCATGTTGTTCATCAAGATTGGGTTTCATTCGTGGAAAGATAATATGGCAAAGAAAAAAATTAAAAAAATCGTCACAAAAACCATTCCTTGGAAGACCACCCCATTCTTCATTGACATGGATGAAAAGCAATTCCAAGAGAGAATTAGTTTCATGCCTGTCAAGATTCTTCTGAACGAGTATGCAAATGCTTGCGAAGAGATTGGCAAGATCATTGCCAAGTTTCCAGACAAGTACTATGACAAGAAAGAATATCTTGACATCTCAGCCCGTGCATACGATATCAAGATGCAAGTGATGAAGAGATTCCATGATCTTGAAGATCATGTTGAAATTATGGATTATTATCGTCACTCAGATTGCTAAAAGAAACAACCCCGCACTTCACGGGGTTGTCGGCCTAAGAATACTCTTCCTAGGGTATTAGTCTTTCTTTTTCTTCTTGGACAACTTACGAAGGGTGAGTGCAAGTCTGGCTCTCTTGCCAGTCTTGCCACTCTTTTGTGCAGCCTTCTCAAGTTTGGATACAGGAATATTCTTCCCTTCCTTGGCCTTGAGAGTCTTGCGGAGTGACCCTTCCTTCTCAATGGCTGCTTGAATCCACTTCTTCTTCTCAAGAAGAACTTCTTCGTTTAAATCAAAATCTTCATCTTCAAAGAGATTGTCGATGATATCATAGGCGATTTCAAGTTCCTCTGTGAGGGCTTGAACGGTGTAGACGAGTTCGTTGAGATGTTTGATATATGGGTCCATTGTTTGCCTTGTACTTTATTTAGTCCCCGGTTCGTCTTGATGGAGATCCCGGAGCACCGTATCCCATTGACTCTGGAGAAATATTAGCACGCACTTTTGCCATATGTTCTTTATATTCCGGAGAAGTCGCAATCTTGATGTAGTTACCAATTGCTTCTGCATCAGCCCCCATTTTGATTAATTCATCAGCGTTATCAAATTTTCCTTGACTAAATGCAGACCAAATTTTTCCAAATTTATATCTATTTGGATTATCTGTATCGTGTAACATTTGTCCATGTCTTCCAATGACAGACATATGTTTTTCAAGTTCTTGATGTAAATTGGCAGACTGTTCATTCAACTTAGTGCGAGGAAACCCACCAAATACCAAATTTTCAGAAAGTTGAACTCGGGTTCCTTGATCTTTGAATGACTTTTTGTTCATAGAGTTCATCTCGTCTAGTTTGTTTAAAACTTTTTCAACCAAATCTGACTTTTCAATCTTGCTTGCCAAGGAGCGAATGCTTGGGCTGTTATTATTTACATTCCCACCGATTCTGTCAAGGGCTTCTTCAATCTTTTCTCCCTTGGCCTTCTTGATGGCACGATCTCTTGAACCTAGGTATTCGTCTTCTGAAGACTCTACCTTTCCGTCTTTGTCATAATCCTTGTCAGCCATCTTTTTCTTCTTGTGGTGCTTCATTTCCTTTTCAAGAAGGTCGATGCGTTGAAGTAGTTGTTCGATTAGATCTCTGTTTAAGTCGCTCATAATATTATTTATTAATTTTTAAGGCTTAGATTTTCATCTTGTGTGCTGAGAATGTAATCATTCACTTTATCCAAATATCCACGATTGCGAAGTTCCTTGAATACTAAATTTTCAACTGAAAATTCGCCTGCCTTCTTTAGACCAGCAGACCTCATTGTACGGAACTTTTCTTTCAATTTTGTGAAAGATTCATCGCTTGCTTTTGAGGAAATCATACCTTCAATTTTATGAATAAGTTCATTGACTTTCAATGAAATTTCAGGATCTTCCAAATTTACTTCTTCTTGCTTGGGTTCCTTGAGCCATTCGTTCTGTGTGAGGCTGTAGGAGCCTTGGTTGGCTGGAACTTGCTCAGAGATGTCTTGGGCATAGATTTCAACATCGTGACTGTAGATCTTTATATCGTGTGAATGTGCCCAAAGTTGCTTCTTGTCTTTTAGGTATTCATCAAGTATTTCTGGGCAGTCTGCAATCTTTGATTTGTCTACGAGAATATGGAGATCTATGTCAGAATACGGTGTATAATTGAAGTTGGCATTTCCCCCAACAACCAATACATCCTCTATGGCTTCTGCTGGAATCTTCGCAAACTTTGCCCACACATCGGCTATTTGAAGAAGTTTGTTTCTGACTTCTTCCTTTAGTTTATTGTTTTCCCAAAGATTTGGATTCAGTTGGTCGTGGTATTGTAGAGTGAGTTGAGAAGTTTCTTCAAGAAACTCTTTCAGTGACTTTCTCTTCTTTTGAGAGATATGAATGGCAGTCAATTGCTTCTCTGCTTGTTGTTTGGTTTCATGAGTTCCAAGGACTTTTTCTCCTTCGGAATCCATTACAATGAACTTATTACCTCTTTTGACGATCATGAAGATATTTATTCATTACCATTAATTAAAATTCAGAAAACATTTTACACATTTTTGGCTCATTAGTCATATTTGGTATAATTGTTTTTGAACCACCCTTTGGGGGAGATGTTGCTGTACTTCTATAAGCAACAACTTCGTAAGTATAAGTAAGTCCTTTTGTGATTCCAGTATCAATGTATCCGCGCTCGTCACCACCCAAGACAGTCAAGCCAGTCAAAGGACTGTTTCCTCTGAAAAGTTGGAATCCTTCTGGATCTTGTGTAATTCCCCAATTCAAAACAAATGCATCTTCGCCAAATTGATTGACATCAAATGATGCTATTTCCAAAGGAGTTGACCTTAATATTGGGCCTACTAAATTTGAAAATCCAAAACTATTGAAAGAACGGATTATAAACCCAAAAGAAAATCCAGATGTCAGTCCTCCAAATACATAGGAGGTTGTTCCTGTTCCAATATTTGCGGAAACTGTTGCCCCGAAAGTGTATGTATTTCCGTCAAAGTATATGGATGACATTTTTATTTCTTAATCAGGGAGAACTAGTTATAGAAATACCTGCTAAAGTTGGCCCAGTAGTTGAAACCCAAGTTCCTACAATGTTGTTGTTTGCAACAGACAAAGTTTGACCATTGACGAATGTGGTATTTCCGGGATTGGTGGTGATTCTCCACCACCATGTGATTCCATTGGGTCCGGGAGCACCAGAGGCAACATAAGGAGCAAGCCAACTTATTCTGCTTACATCAGCAGTTGTTAAGGTGAATCCTCCAGTTTTTTCATGAACTTCACCAACAGTATCATCTAACAATTGCATTTCTTTTATGAAACCAGTTGCTCCTTGATTATTATAAAACTTTAGTAAATATTTAGTACTATTTCCATCAGGAACAACACTTCTGTCTGTAAATGAAAATGCATTGAAATACAAAAGTGTTTTGGTTCCTGTAAGCATCAAATGGCGTACCATTTCATAGTAATATGCAGAATTTCCACCAGCAACTGTAAATGTAACTCCATCATGAGGGTTGTACCCAACCACAGTATCAGAAAAACCAATGTTTGGGCGTTCAGCGGTAGTTCCATAATTATTGCTACTCCACTTGACATTTCCAATCCAAGGAGTAATTGGAAGATTTGGCGTTGCTCTTTTTGAACTTCTGACCATTTGCAATCCCATGGCAAAACTAGTCCACGCATTTCTGGGTGGTCTAGTGTCTCCTTCTACTAATCTCCACTGTGGGGAGCCAGGTAAACCTCCCGGAGTGCTTGGTTCTGGAGCAAAATAAATATAAGATGGATTTGAACCACAGATTCCCCATAAACCTCCAGCAATACCACCCAAAATACCATACAATTGTGGTGCCGCAGCATTTCCAAAATTATATTTCCAATACTGTGGGTGACCATTTGTATCAGGAGGACCATCAATGGGTCCACCATCGGTTATGTATGACCATTCATATTCGGATAATGTAGCATTAGGATATTTGATTAAAGTTTGTTCGTATACATCATTTAAAGCCCGCAGTTCATGAGCACGGTATATACCATTCCAAACGACATAATCATATCCAGCATATATATTACCGGAATCACGGGTAACGTTCGCTATCGTAGCCCCCTCTGAAGCCATCCAATCATACCATGATGTTAATCCTTTATAAGATTGATAATATCTTGGATCAGTTACAATCGTAGCAGTTAAACCATCTGGAAAAGTAGCAAATGAATCATAACCACCAAACATTTCTGCATTGTTGACCAAATAATCAAATGTGGCTCCCGTTGCAGAGAATACATCCAAAATGGAATTCCACAAAGCTTTTGCATAAGAAACACCAGCATTAGGCCAAATTCCGGGGAATAGAGTACTGGTTTCTATTGTATCGTAATAATTAATATTATATGTGTATGTTATTCCAGAATCAAGATTTAAAACATCAGCATAATTAAAAAATAATCCAGAAGTATAAAAATAAACCGGAAGGATAGCTCTTTTTCCTGGTGGAAGTTGCTTTAATAAATTTGCAATTCTTGCAATCTCTGTGTTTTGGGCTATTCCTTCAGCAAATCCTAATTGATTTCCTTCAAAACTTTGCATATCTGCGGTTGGACGCATACTTGGAACCATGTAAGTCAACCCATATGAATCACCAAAGGAAAGAAGTTTAGAATCATCAGCACACAAACCCTCCCAGTTTGCTATAAATTTGGTTGATTTAAATTGTGTTGCAATAGATCCAACTTCCAATTGCGGTCCACCAAAATAAGCAGTTCCTCCGGTGATCTCTACAGCAACAACAGCGAAAGCAGAAAATATTCCCCAAGTTTGTCCGGGGTTTGTTACGAATTGCGCTGCAAATCTTTGCCATCCACTTGTTCCAGTTGGATAAGTAGCATAACGAATGCTAGTTTCAGAATAAGATTCATTCAAAGCAAAATTACCTTGATCCACAGGTTCTATTTGACGAATATAAGTTGTCAATCCAGGTGCATGACCTATTCTAAATAGCAGATATTCAAATGTATGACCACTTATGTTGTGATAAAATGAATATGTATAAGTTGTTCCCGGTTGTAGGTTGTCAATCTTTCGACTAATTGTAATTAAATTTCCTCCGGGACTATTTGGAATAACTAATGACGAAACACTTATTTCTTCGTCTGGTGGGGCCAATTCAACGCTTTGATTATTAAAAGGTGGAAAAGCACTTCCACTCTGAAAGTTCCAAATAGGTCTGGTCAATTTATTACTCAAAGGAAACAAATTTACAGCATCTGTAGAAATTATTTGTTTTGGAATGGTTGTATCTGCCGTAAATCCATATTCCGCTTCGCTAAAGACACTAAATATAGGATTATATGGAAACGCAAATGGTACTATATTAATAGAACTTCTCAGTTCGGGTTGTATGTATACAACAATTGGTCCCGCCCAACCAGAATAACCGGATAAATCATTAAAAGCAATCACAGAAAAATAATAACTAATACCAGGATTTATTCCAGTAATATTTGTAATAACTTCACCAGTAGTAATTGTACCCGGAAGAGTAGCACCTAAAGTAAATGTATTTCCATCAATATCAATTTGATCAGATAATATGGGATTTAGATTAGGCATTTTATTACTTTAATATTTATGATTATTGAATTTGTATTTGTATTCCTGCCAAAGTAGGTCCTGTCGTAGAAACCCAAGTTCCGACAATATTATTGTTTGCAACGGACAAAGTTTGACCATTCACAAAAGTAGTGTTTCCGGGATTTGTTGTGATTCTCCACCACCATGTGATTCCATTTGGACCCGGAGCACCAGAGGCGACATACGGAGCAAGCCAACTGATTCGGCTGGCATCAGCAGTTGTGAGTGTAAAGCCCCCAATTTTGTTATTAATTTCTTTCAAGGTTTCGTTGAATAGGTAAATATCATCAACATACGTGGTTAAACCTCTGGCCCAATAATTTCTATCGTTTATTGGTACTCCGTTTTCAACTTTGTTGAAAGACGCAGGATTAAAATAACCTATTGATTGAACACCATGCAAACAAACATGTTTTACTAATTCATAATAATAAGCGGAATTCCCATCTCCCCCCAACGTATAACCATATACATCATAATATCCAGCCTTTGCATCAACCAAACCTATTGTTGGTCCTACTCTTGAATCATTATAAACCGGAATTCCAGCATCTTTGACTGAAGTTATCCAAGGAGTGATGGGAATATTTGGACCACCTCTTTTAGCACTTCTTAAGGTTTGCATTGCCTGAATAAAACTTGTCCAAGGACCCTTCGCCAACGTTGCTCCTACGGCACCCGAAACTGCTAATATTAGAAAGGTTGGATCATTTGGATTTACAACAACATTGCCCGGAGAAACAGTATTGTCAATTTGATTTATTTCACCGTATAACAATGGGGATGCTGCATTACCAACAATGGAAGTTGGCCAATGCGGATGGCCATTCACATCGGGAGCACCATAAGTTGGTCCACCATCAGAAACATAATAATTATAATTTGATACAATTGATTTTGGATATCTTTGGAGAGTTGGATTTCCAAACATTTCATTGTTTACCAAAGTTTGATACAATAAAGTTATATTATTCCAAACAACATAGGCGACTTTATCATTTGACTGATATGAGGCGGGGCCCAAAATATTTTGGACTGTCACACCATATACATTCATCAAATCATTCCAAGAAGAAAGTCCTCTCCAAGAATTATAGTATCTCATGTCATTTACATAAGATGTGGTGGCTCCCTCAATTGCTGTAATACTAAAATTGGTTGGGAATCCTGATTCATTGTCACCAAAAACATAATCCAAAGTAATGCCTGTGGAACCAAAAATATTTAATAATTCATTATAAAATTGAGAACCAGCAGAAAGTCCAAAATCACTCCAAGGACTTGGATAATAATTGGGTTCATTTATGTTTGGGAAAGGAAAAGTATTTCCCCAATAATTTCTTGATGGTGCCCCGGCAACAGATACTCTATCACCCACCAAACTATACCAATCTTCTCTATTCATTATAGTTGGTTGAAATGCTCTTTTTCCAATTGGTAATGATTGAAATTGTCCTAGAACTCTTTGAAGTTGATCTGTTCTTGTCCATCCCGCCAATTGATCAATGTTAGATGCATTGAAACTAACAAAAGGCCAAACATAAGTAATTCCATTATTAGGGCCATAATTCAACCAAGCATCTTGATTGTAAGTATATGTTGCCATGGTAGCACCATAACTTCCACCTCGCAATTCAGTATAGCCAAAACTTCTAGAATATTCTGTTGCGGTTGAACCTTCTTCTAATTGAACACCCCAAATATAAAAAGTTGCACCAACATCTTGTGGTTCACTATTATTTCTACTTAATGCGTATAAATCTATAGCGGTTTGATACGGTCCTGTTGTATAAGTTATTGCATATCTTTGCCAACCACTTCCAGTATATGTTATCGCTGGTTCAATATTGTCTATTGGAGTAGTTCCGGTAACATTTCTAAATCTAAAACTTCCACCAGTGGATCCTAGAGTAATGTTTCTATAATAAGAAAAAGTATATGTTGTTCCCGGTTTTAAGTCAAATTGTTCTTGCCTCAATGCTGAATAAACTAAGCCAGGAGTACCACCGGGTGAGTAAAATAAAGTTGCTGTTTGTGTATCATCTGGAGCTGTATTGTCAGTTGAAACAACAGATAAATTTTGTAAAGCCCAACCATTAGAAGAATCAAAATCTTGACTATATGCTATTAAATTTTTGTTATTATCAGATTTTATCCATGAATTTCCAGACCATACCCAAGGAAATGGCCAATTCCAACTAAATGCATTAATAGCAGGTCTAATTTCTGGTTGTGTAAACACAACAATTGGACCAGCCCAACCAGAATAACCAGAGATATCGCTAAAAGCAACTACAGCAAAATAATATGTAGTTCCAACTTTTAATCCAGAAATATTAGAATTTAAAATACCAGTTGTGGGGGTTCCGGGAAGAGTAAGACCCCGTGTTAATGTTATACCATTAATGTTTATTTTATCTGAGGGATCGGGATTTAAAGTAGGCATTTTAATTAAGTTCTATAATAAATTTTGAATTCAGTTTCATTGATAGAATTATCATTCCATGCTAAGGTTACGCCATTGATTCCTGTATCAATCAAAGTCAAACCAGAAGGGGTTGCTGGTACAGGAACAGTTTCCTCAGCATAATAAATTTTGAATTCTGTTTCTGTAGTGGAATTATCCTGCCAAGATAGAGTTACATCATCTATTCCAATGTTTGTTGCAGTCAATCCGGTGGGTGCCTCTGGTGGTCCCGGAATAACCGAAGGAAGGGCAATTGCCCCACCATCCGTATCTGATTCCGATGTAAATGACCCAACTTCCTCAAGTTGTGCCATCTCCATGAATGCCGTGGCTTGCTCAATGGAAATTGCATGTCCGTGTTGATTTACGAACATGTTCAATTCTTGATTGAAGGCATACACCAAACCATTGTAATTAAACTGTTGTGGTAGCGAACCAACACTTTGCTTGGCTTCCAAAAGAACCTTATTTTGATTTTTTGATAGAGTATTGTAATCAAAAATTTTGGCAATTGCTTTGGTCAAGGAATCATTCTTTGAATTTCTCGGATTATTCAAAGATTCGACAAAATATGAGAACTTTTCCTTTCTTTTCTTCTCGGTATATTGAGAACTATAAAAATACACAGGTGTTCGATCATCGGACTTTACGGGTCTGTTAAAGTTGTCGATGAATGATTGATTGGGGTGTTTCATGGATTGCTTGACCGAGGAAAACGACAGGCTATACTATTTAGGTATGACCAACAGAGAATTGGAAGAGTTGATTTATGAGTATGGAGAGACACTGAAGCATATCGGTAGGTGTGAAACCGATGGCAAGACAGGCATGAAAGAGTATAATAAGTTGATTTCCCAGAAGGAAAAGATTGTCGAAAAGTTTGACAAATATTTCAAGAATGACTCAAAACTCAAGAAGGCATTGAATCTTTAAATGGTGTCACCAAAAGTGGCTTTGATAATCTTTTCAACCTGGTCTGGAGAATATTTACGCAACTTTTCCATGAGTTGCTTTCTCATTTCCCTGTTCCATTGGTTCAAACCAACTTTACTGACATTCGTACCAAGTCCGGGAGTAACGGCTTGTTGAACGTTGTAGACATTTCCTTCACTTAGTTTGCTCATGTAAATATTTAGTAGCGTATATGATGTAACGGTAGCATGCCAGATTTCCATTCTGGCCGTCTGGGTTCAAATCCCTGTATACGCATTTATGCCAAGAATTAGAAAAACATCAACACAGCCCAAGCGTAAGCCCAAGAAGCCTATAAAGATTGAAAAACCAGTATATCCGGAGTATATTGAAACTTTTATCCAGGAAGTTGAGTCCAAGACTCCCTTTACGGTAAAAGTAGATCAATATACGAAAGATAAAGCATATCACATTGGGGTCAATCAAAAAATTGGCAGAGTTTTCCGGTGTGTTTGGATGGTAGGTTTTGTCATGGGACCTGAACATCTGCAGTCATTTTGGACATCTTTGCCCATGCAAGATGTGACGGATAAACGAGTCTAAATATTTGTAACATGTACGACAAATACTCACAAGCAACACCAATTACACAAAGTTCTGCTAAATTGGCTACCCACAAAGGACTATTGATTGTTCCTGTTGGTGGGTCAACTCCGGTTTTAAATGCTTGGGCATATAATGATTCTGGAGCAACATTCAATCTAGGTTTAACATTTGCACCAGCATCAGCACAGGGCACTCAAATTTTTCCAATGAGTGTTTATGCAGTGACTTCAATTTCTGGTTGCTGTGCATATAGACTTAATTGATTTATGTCCCGAGAACTCCGGTGTCTTGTGACCAATAAACTACTAGAACCCGGAGAGTGGTATTGGTATTCATGGGAACTTGAAGCGCCCATTTCCGCACCGGGAATGGCTGAAATAGAAAATCGTCGCCATCATAGGGGCGACGATTTTGCTAAACTACTTTGGGAAGAATGGGAATGGACCCGAGAAATCGGTAATCCCGACGCTTAATCTTTCAAGAATCTATTGATCTTATCATTAACTGATTCCATGGGCATGTGCATACGATGACCCTCTGGAGTAATTACTTCTTCAAATCTTTCAGGGGCTTCTTCTTCGCGTTCTGCCTTTTTTGATGCCTTATAATCTTCAATTCTCTTTTTGACTGCAGACTTTACGCTCTTTGGCAACATACCCTTTTTTCTAGCTTCTTCTGCGGTTTCTCTTCCTGCTTGCACTGCTCCAGCAAAATCTGCTGCCTTTTGTGTTAGATGGCCATGTCGTGCTTGATTGTGGGCACGAACTGCTGCTTCTGCTTCTGCAGCACTCTTATACATTGGTTCGGGGTGCTGAGTAGTTACTGGAGTTGCAGGAACATTAAAGGTTGGAAGTTTACCAGAATCAGGATCAGCGATGTCTGGAATGTGATCGGCATCTTCATCTTCTCCTGCCTCTGCTGCGACATAATCAGCGTCACCACCAGCAGCCAATTCTCTGGCACTCAATGCTTTTCTTTCACCTCTTGACCGAATTTCAGCATCAATTTGAGCCTTTGCAGCAAGATCCATACCAGCTTCCATTTTCCCTCTCTTTGCCTCTGTAATCATCTCTACACCTTTGGCTTGAGATTCCATGGCGGCTTGCTTGAGGGAATGAATCCAACTATAATAACCTTTATTGTTCTTCATAAAATTATTTAGATTTGACATTCGTTGACCGTGATATATAATATTGTTATGAGTTCAGGAAAAGGGGATTCTTATCGGCCAGTAAACTACAAAATTTACTGTGAAAATTGGGAGAAAATTTTTGGATGTCAGACGAACAAACGATCAAAAAGCTCAAAGAAAAAGTCCAAGAACTCCAAAAAGTAAATCGTGAAATAACTGTTGCTGCTGGAAAATTAGCAGCAGAAAACATGGATTTAAAGAAAAAACTTGACAAGAAGAAGAGAAAGTGATATACTATAACTATGCCTAATTCAAAGCAACGCATTACTAATCGTAAGCACAAGAGAAGCCATGAACTTCGTAAGCGTAAGAGGGCTACTAGCCTGATGAACGCCAAGGTTGGAACACTCCGAGAGCTTGACCGGATTGGCCAACTTCCTAAGTCTGTCAAGCAAGAGAGATTGCCGAATGGCTAATTCCACACAGATGTCCATTGAGGACATTCGCAAGAAGTTTGATAAGATTGATTGTTTCTTCACCTATTATGATGGTGAGAAGGCCACCTTTGATTTCTATGGCTCTGACATGAATGGCTATGAAGTCAGGATTTCCTTGGGTGGTTGTCCTGCTTGGATCAAGAATTTTTCTTTTGGTTCAAAGGATGGCCTAAATATCAGTGATGCACTGACTCGTCATGTGCGTTATCTTTCCGTGACTGACAATCATGGAAAAGTTCTTTACGAGCAGTTCTTTGATGTCGCCTGAAAGGAAACTATGAATAACTCAGACCATAACGATTTTGACCAATGGCAAAATGGAGATAATGACTCCAACAACCCAAACAATTATCCTCCATTCAACTACTGGAAACTTCCAAACAATTCCAAGTATTTTGAATCATTCCAAAAGATGTGGGAGAACATGTACAAAGGCGATGGAATGGATGATTTGGCAAATTACTTGAATATAAATGAATTGTTGAAAGAACAAGCAAGACAACAGAACATTAAGAAGCCGAATCGCAAGAACAACAGAAAGTCTACAGTGGTTAATTTTACACAAGATGAATACATGAAGTTGATTGAAATTCGTGGCTATCTTGCAATTACTGAACAGTACGCACACGTGAAAGCATTAGATAAAGTCTTGAATCAGATTCAAATGATTCCATTTCCTCCAAATCAAAAGGATTAAAAATGAGTTCATATAAGCCCGGTGAAGGTTATGATAAAGGTTTTGGTTGTCGTATGAATGGTGGTGAACTTCCAAATCAAGCAGTCTTTTCAATTGATCCTTATTGGAAGGAGTACAAGACTGGCTGGGAAGATGCCGATACGAAGATCATCAACGAGGCCAGAGAAAGAAATTCTTGCACAAAGCCAAAGTGCTGCAAGAAGAAAAACTTTATTCAGGACTGATCAGTCCATAAAATTTTTGGCAGGATAGTTTATCCAGTGAAGTTCATTTTCTCCGTTCAACGGATTTAATGACTTCACTGCTATCTTTCCAGACTTGTTTCTTCTCTGAAACCGCTGCAAATAAGTCTTGTTTTCGCTATCTGGAACATCTTTCCAAGATTTGGCTGCTTTTAATTGAATAAATTCTTCAGGACATACTTCAAAAACTTCGCAGTTGTCAAAATATTTTGGCATCTTTCTTCTTTGAAGAGGCATACCAAGTTTGGGATCAAACCCAGAGATTCCGCCTTGATTGATGTTTCCACCTTCGGCAGGAACACCCAATGCCCCAGCCCCTCCACCTGTTGCCATGTCTTCAAGAAGTTCCAAATAACTCACTTCACCGTTTGAATTTTGTGTTATGATTCCTTCCACCAAGCAGTGAAATTGTTCTTGTGTGATTTCAAACTTTTCAACTTCTTCAGAGAACATTTGAAGAGTTGACATATAGTTGCCAAGTCTTGCCCTAGTCATTCCATATGGTAATTGGTCAAAGATTTTCTTTAATTTGATGACAAGATATTCAAAGGGATCAATGCTGCTTTCTGGCTTAAGGACATTTCCCTGTGCATCAATGATGCCTGCGGAATAAGCAGTCAAAGCAGTGTAAGGACCGCTGAGGGCGTCAGCCAACTTGTAGAAATAAAAGGTAGGAACCAGATTTCCGGGATGCATCTAAAATATTTAGTTTTCTGTTTGAGAGAGTTTTCTGTCAACTCTGGGATCTGTGTTCAAATCTGTATATCTGACTTCCGGTGAATTTTTGATGTCAAATTCCAAAAATACAGTGAAAGATTTGAGATATGAATGAAGTCTGGGTTCTAACTTGAAAAATAAAATTCGGGAACAATTTTGGTCCCCGAATACATTTCTTAAAATTATTAGGTGGTTTATTATTAAGCGTTCACGGATTGACTTTAAGGTCTTGTGTTTGTGAATCTTTTGCAATAATCTCTTTATGTACTTGACTCTTTTTAAGTCATCAACGAACTCATTCTTGCCAGAACACTCTGGATTAAAATAATATCTCTGACAGAATTCAACAAAATTTTCTTCTGTCAGAGAGTTTATTTTTTCTTGCATCAATGAGTTAGTGTTGGCATCCACAGTCAGAATCCGCCATGTCACTGTTGTACGAAGAAGAAGCGGCTGGAACAATCATCATTCCGACTTTACGGAGACCGTTGGGCATCTTTTGGACGGATACTACGAGGTTCAATGAGTGACCAAGTTTTTCCTTGATCCCATCACCTTGCTTGAATCCTGTCTTGTTGATGTCATCGTATGGATTTTGTCCATAGACACCGAGTTGTGGGCTTCCGTATTGGACCAGTTCATATACATTTTCACCGTCGTTTACTCGTCCACTGCAAGAGAAATCAAGGCCAAAGTGATTTAACTTTTGTTTTACAATCCCTGTAAGACCATCCGGGTCGATGTAATCTCTGTTTGAGAATGTATGAAGCAATGCATTGATTGCATCAATAGAACGAGGAAGTTTTAGATTGAAAGTTCCCTTGTCTGTAAGAGCTGAAACTTTTCCTGCTCCTTGGGGATCTCCAATATAGAGACCGCCACCCTCTGTGTGTTCAGGTGCATTTTCGACCAATGTGTTGATTTTTGAAAGTAATTGTTTAAATTTCATGGCTTCTCTTCTATTTAGATTAATTTTTACTGTTTCTATTCTTTATCAACCCAAACAGATCTGGATTGTAAATTTTGTTTTTCATGTTGTGCAAAGCGTACTCAGCAATGTCTTCTGTCAATTTTTTCCACTTTCCACCCTTGCTCTTATAGCACTTTGCAGCCCAAGCATTGGCGTATGCGCTAGGATAGACATCAAATTTTTGTTTTGCTTGTGCAATACATGATGACCATTTCTTTGGATTCTTTGGCTTATTCTTGGCTTCTTCAAGAACTTCCGATTCCTTCAACATGGATGAAACGGATTGGGAACTCCAAGTCTTGCAGGCCCAATAACGAGCCTTCCAGCGAGGACCGGGATTGGCGCAATTATGGCGAGCACGGAAGTTCTTTCTCCGTGCAGGATCATCTCTCTTGATTTCCATGTTGGGATCACCAAAGTTTACCTTAACTACATTTCCTTTGTCGTTCTTTACATAAACTTTGTACTTTTTGACATCACCACGCATTATCTTATTCAGTTTGACTTTCTTCTTTTCTTCTTCATGGAGTTCAAGCATCTCGTCAAATTCATTGTATTCTTGTCCTTCGGTAACATCAACAAAACCCATGGTTGTGTCAGGAGTGAAAGATTCAGTTAGTTCACAACCATATTCATCACTGAAAGTGACTGCATACTTTCCATCTTCTGTGATTTCAATCATGTCTACATTCAAGAAGTCACCATTTTCATTGATGACCAAATCAAATGGAAGAAGTTCCTGCGCTTCGATGGGAGCAAATTGGAGAGGAATTACATGGTTTGAATTTTCAACCAAGAAGTAATCAAAGCATTCCTTTACTTCAGTTACACCAGTTTTGACGAAGATTGGCTTCTTTCCACTCTTGCCTTCGCCCTTCTTTCCTCTTCCTGCCTTGTGTTGGGCTACACGCTTTCTGCGTACAAAACTCCCAATCTTTTTCTTTCCAAGTTTCTCGGCCTTTTGGCGGCTGAGGCAGGCAGCATAGGCTTCACCTTCCTTGGCATCACCACACTTGCCTACTCGTTCTCCCTTAGTATTGTAACGATCCCAACCCGGACCCCCGCCAGCGGATTCCCGGTTGAACCATTTACCGAGGCCAGAATCAGAGTAAACTTTTTCAGTTATTAACTTTATTTTCTTGGAGATCATTCCCAACTACCTTTTTTCTGTGTTTCGCCTTTTTTGTGTCCGTTGTCAGAACGATTAGCAGACTTATCACGAACACGTAAATTATTTATGCCTTTGGAACCACCCCGTCGAAGAGGCTTCTTGTGGTCGATATCCTTGCCATCACCACGCTTGGCTCTTCCTTTCTTGATCATAAGTTCACGGGCAGCAGTTCTTGCTGCCCTTTGTTTTCTTTGCTTGGGCTTTCCGTGGTAATTTTTGTATTCCTTCTCGTAGTCTCTTTCGGCTTCCTCAAGTTGAAGAATGAATGCTTCAAGAATTGATGGATCTTCTTGAATTTTTTCCATTATTGCATTGTAGATTTCTTTAAGGGGAACCACATCTTCATATGACTCAAGAAGTATGGCAGGATTGTCCTCAAACAAAGCCTGCTCTGAGTCTGTTATTAACTCAATGTTTCTGAATGCCTTGAGCACAAAATTATTGGTCAAGGCTTCGATCAAGCAGTCGTTGATCAACAAGGCAGATTCCTGCATCATTTGGTTTGCAATTCTGTCATGTGTAATGACGGGAATCTTTATTGTCTTTTTGCCAATCGTTACATAGTTGTATTCAACCGAATTCAGGTCTTTTGGTGAGAAACCTGGAAGAAGACTTGCATTCATCAGAAAGTCATTGTTGTCCACGATGTCCCTGACGATGAATTCGATTGGGTTGATTGTCTTTGCATCAATCAAGATGTCTTTCAGAGATTTCTTTTTTTCCTTGGCCTCAACAATGGTTCTATATTTCTTCATTGTCTCGGCGGATCTTGATCGAAGCGATCCAATGTTTGCAGAGTTTATTACATCCTTGGCTTTCTTGATGTCAATATCTGCCTGCTGTGAAATCGTGTTGAAATAATCATCGGTGAGCGGAAAGACACCGTTGATGGTGACCAAATGGTTTGGGGCCACTTCGGGTGGAACCAGACCGTCGCCTCTTAAATTTGCTTTGAGAATTGTGGAAACAACGGCAGCACGAAGCGGTGACTTGCTGCTTGACTTACTTCCGCTGAACATTCCCTTTGTTCTTTCAAGCCATGTGTTTTTATAATTTTGCATAGAGGCCAAAGGATTTAGATTTCCTTCGGCGTCCAAAATTGGTCCAATGTCTTGGCCTTGGGAATTCTTCAACTTTATCTTCTGCAGTTCAGAAACCAAAGATTCATCGGCCATGATTGTTCCGAGCAATTCATCTGGAATCAATGATGTCGCAAAGCCTGCAGTTTCCTGTGATGCACTCTGCATCATTTCTGCAAGTTTGGGATCTGCTTGCATCATTTGAGGATTACTCAAAGTCTGCATCAAAGCAGAAGCAATGAGTCCCTTGAAAGACTTGTTTCCCTGATCAAACTGAGTTGTGGAAAGAGCCATTTCACCACCAGCAGAAACCTTGAACTTGTAGTTTCCACATTGCATGTCAACGGCACCTTCTGAGTTGACCGGAGTTCCACCAGTCTCAATTGTTGAGACTAGATTTTGAATGCATTCGTCACCAATCTGTGAAAGAATCTTTCTTGCGGTGTTGAAGGCATTACGGGTAAATTCAGTGGCAGTTGGGGCCAGTGAATTATATGTCTGCATCTCCTGCTCAGATGCACCAGCCTTGATTTTTGCCAAGAACATCAATGCATTCAGTACTTGTTGATTGTATGGAAGATTTGATACAGGACTGATTGCAAACTTGACTGTCAGTGCTTCATAACTGAGATTGTCGAAATCTGTGTTTGCTGGTGGTCTTCTTGTGGCCTTGAAGTATTCTTGCCGAACATCCAATGGCATCTGAGCAAGTTGGTTTCCATCCATTTGAGACATTGCCTTGAAAATGTCTTCCTTGGACATGCGTTTTGCTTTTGTCTTGCTTTCTTTCTTTTCTTCCCGAGATTCTTCTTTTTTGGTTTCTCCACCCTCTTTGCGTTCTGTTTTCTTTTCTTCTTTTTTATCTGAAGGCTTCTTGCCTTTCACATCACCAAAAAGAAGTTTGGAGGCTCGGGTTTGTTCAAATTTTGGATCATTGGAAATTTGCTGTGCTTCTTCCATTGAAAGCGCATCTTTTCCTACTTTTTCATGAGTATCTGGATTGAAAGAATCCTTGAAGATGAGTTGCAATCGTCCATCACGGGTCTTGACTGCAATTATTTCCTTTACCAATTCCTGCTTTGATTTTCTGTCGCGGGGAATTTGACGAGAACGCTCTGCGCGCTTTCTTGCAGCGTCTTTTGCCTTTAGATCCCCTGAGCCTGTTTTTCTAGACTCTTTCCGGAGACTTTCACCAATTTTTGCAGTTGCTTCTTGTAAATGTTGTAAAAAGTATGGGAATTTCATCTTAAATTATTTAGCCTTCTGTAGATTCGCCGGGAACCTCAAAAGGATTGTATAATTTTAGATGTTTATAAGTCTTTGCCTTCCCTATGACCAATTTTCTTAAATTGGCATAATCTAGATTATTCTCTTTGGCAAATTGCGAAATATTTGAAACTTGAATATGTTGATTAGTTCTTATGTCCACAAAAGTTGCAGACATGGTTATTTGAATCTTTTTCTTCTTTGGTTTCTTTATCTTTTTCTTCGCACCTTCTTGTTTCTGAACGGGGCGAAGTTCTACCGCTGTCCAACCTTTGTATGTCTTTCTCTTTCCATTCATCAATTCACAAATTTTAACACAAGACATGCCATGTTTTTCTCCGAACTCTGTCATGCTTGTGAAGAAGACTTTTTCCCCTGTATCTACTCTTTTGAGCCAATATCCATTCTGTTGTTCTATTGGACTCTTCCAAATCCAATACTTTCCTTCTTGCAAAAAGAAGCCTCCGTGCTGTTGAACAAACAAGGCTCGCAATTTTGCGGCCTTGGAGTTATCATTCATCTGCATCCAAAGTTTTGTTCCCTTGGTGTTTACTTGATCTTCAATTGTCTTCTGCTCTTGGAACATCATTAACCTCCTTATATCGCTTTATTAAATTAGACAAGTGCCTAACATATTTAAGGGGCTGGCCAGTGAAGACTTGGCGAAGACCATCTTCACATGCAATCAAAATTGCAAAATTATCTATTCTTATTCCAGTTCTTTCTTGGAACATCAGTGCATAAGCAGTTGCTTGGGCAAAATAATTGTCGATGTCTGATTCTCGCTTTTCTTTAGTGCTGGCTTTAAAGTCTATGATAGAAAGTTTGCCATCATATTCAGCGATGCAATCTACACGACCAGCCAATCCTATTGTCTTTGAGAATAAGGGAGTTTCCAGAGCAATTATATTGTCTATTTTGTCTATTTCTGGTCTGATCAATGAAAACAATGACTTCTGCATGGAATGGATATTTTCATAATCTAATGTTTCATTATTCAAATAATTTTCAAGTAACTTATGAAACTTTGTTCCCCGTGAAGTAACTCTCTTGCTTTCTTCTGGATTCTTTGCTCTCCATTCACTGAAGAACTTTTGTTTTTCCCAACCAACAACTGTAGTCACACTTGGAAATATTCCAGCGGGAGTTTTATAGAATCTTGATCCGTTGTGAGTTACTTCTTCAAGTTTCCAAGAAATATCGATAGGTTTATGTGTAAATGTTTTTATATTCACTAGATACAACTTTATGTAATTATAACACGACTTTGGGTTTATGCAATACCCAAATATGTAGCATACTTACCAAGGGCATTTTTTACCAAACCAATATTAAGTTTGATAGATTTGCCAGTCTCACCAACTTCTTCGGAGTCACGGTCATCACCGCCAAAACCTAATGGGAAAGGTGGTTTTGGTGGTGTTTCTGGTTTTGGAGTAGTCTTTTGAGGTGGGGCTTTGGGTGGTGCTTTTGGTGGTACTCTTTGTGGTGCGGGCTTAGGCTGTGGTTTGGGAGCAGGCTTAGGTGCAGGCGCTGGTTCTGGAGTAGGCTTGGGTTGTGGTTTAGGCGCAGGGGCGGGTGTGGGTGCTGGTTCAGGAGCAGGCGCAGGCTTAGGTGCAGGAGCGGGTTCTGGAGCAGGCTTAGGTTTTGGCTTGGGAGCAGGAGCGGGTGCAGGAGCAGGAGCGGGTGCAGGCGCTGGTTCAGGGGCAGGCTTAGGTTGTGGTTTGGGCGCTGGTGCTGGAGCGGGTCTAGGTGCAGGAGCAGGAGCGGGTTCTGGAGCAGGCTTAGGTTGTGGTTTAGGTGCTGGTGCTGGAGCAGGTGTTGGAGAAGGAGCAGGAGCAGGAGCGGGTGCTGGAGTGGGCTTTGGTTTTGGTGGCGTTGATGGAGAAGGCTTTGGTTTTGGTGGCGCAGGTGGAGCAACAACACCACCCTGAATTTGTGCCATTGTTTGTTCTGCTCTTGTGGCTGCTTCACTAGCAGCCTTAATAGCATCATCACCAACTAAATTTAATTCTTTTTGCACGGCAGCAATTAAATCTTTGCCTTTCAGTCCATTTTCTGCAAATTTTGCTGCTGTTGTTTCAATTTGCTTTAGGGCTTGCTTTGACAAAACTTCCCCAACGGCTGCTTTGGCTCCTTGTTTTGCTGTTTGACCTAAAGCCACACGCAAGCCCCCACGAATAAGAGCCGTAACAGATTCTAGAAATAAACCAAATGAATAGTTGTTGGCTAATTGCTCGCCATCATTTAATCGATTATAGCGTTCTTCTAAAATTTGTTGTATGAGTTTATTTTTCATACTTTTAAACAATCCATTACATCAATACTTAGGTCCAGTAAATCTGGCTTTTGTTGCTGATCCTGTTTCTCGGATTCTTTGTGCTTCTTTTTCCATTGCTGCTTTAGAGGCTTCGGCTGCTTTGTAAGAAGGATATGCTAGTGCTCCATAAATTGCTGCTGGAATTGCTGCTGCAGCACCACCAGCCACGGCTGCACCCAATCCTAGACCACGGGCAAGTCCTAGACCAGTTGCCAAGGCACCTTCGCCTGCTGCCCAACCAACAGTTGGCGCAACAACTCCCTTGACAGTCTCGTTTTCTACTCCAAGGGCTTCAAGACCCTTTTCTACTGCCATTTCTCCACCTAGTGCTGCACCAATTGAACCAACTCCACGAAGAGTACCTTTGGTGATGCGACCAATCTTTGAAGACACTTGAGAACCTTTGCTAACAACTTTACCTTCCTTGGTGCTCATATCTCCTTGTTTGACTGTTGGTTCAGCGGGAGCTTGTTGCAATGCTGGAGCAACTGCCTTTGCCTTTGCATCTGCAACGGCCTTTGCAGCCTCTGCTCTTGCTCTCAAAAGATCTCTTCCAACGGCTGCACGATCTGCGACGGTTCCTTTGCCCTTTGCTACTTGCTTTCCACCGATTGTGGTTTCAGCCGGAAGTGGTTTTTCTGGAATTGCTCCAGTCATCGGTGTTCCAGCAGCACGCTCAAGACCGGGCTTGCTGAATGGTTTCTTGGGACCGACTGAAGTTTGTGGAACACCAAACTTTTCTCTTGCTTTCATTTCCCATTCGGGAGGATTCATAGTCCATTCCGCTTGTGCGGGAAGATCAAAAAGATAAGTTCCTTTTTGCATGCTTCCGGGAACACGAACCTTTTCCCCAACCTTTGGCTTGGGTGCTTCCGGAGCCTTGGTTGGTTGCGGAGCCTTTGGTGCTGGGGCTTTTGTTGGTTCTGCTGGTGCTGCTGGACCACCGCGTTGTCTTGCAAATCTTTCAGCAACTTTATTTCCCAAATACAATCCTGCACCAATTGCACCGACTGCAAGTTTGGGATCCATGCTCCAAGTTTCTTCTTTTCCAGTTTCAGCGGCTGCTGTTTCTGCTTTCTTTGGTGAGACACTACCAGCACCGGGACCACCGACTACGGGTTGTGGGGCAGGTTGTGGTCTTTGTCTTCCCGTATCAAGCGGACCCTTTGGCTCAGGAAGAGCAATTTTTTCACTCTTTGGTTGGACCATTGGTTGCTTGGGAACACTGCCACTGGGTGCTTCTGTTCCGGGAACCTTGCGAATGCCAGAACCTTCACCAGGACCAACGGGAACGGTTCTTACACCAGTTTCTGTTTTGGTTTCTGCTTTGGGTTGCTTTCTACGACCCAATTCGGCTTGAATGTCTTTCCATTCCTGTGATTGTTCTTCATCAGTGACTTTTTGAAACAGACCACCCTTTTTGATGCTTCTTGCACGGTTTTCCAACTCAAGATCACTCCAAGCAGCCTGAGACTTATCACCTGCTCTAAAGGCTGTTGCTGGGGGTGTGGCTTCGTTAAGTAAAGACAATTGCTCTTCCAAATATTTTACTTTTGCGGCTAATGTTTCGGCTCTGTTTCTGTAAAGATTTGTTAGATGGTCCATATTAGATCCTGTAAGTTTTTGGTGCGTTTGCTTCTCTTGCACGAATTTCATCTGCTGCTTTGGCCAAAGAAGCAACTACGGCTGCATTTTCTTTTTTCTTGGCTTCCCGTTCTGCATCAGTGCGGAAACGAAGTTCAGTTTCTTTTTGTGCCATTCGTTCAATCTTTTCTTCGCTCCAATCACCACTGCCTTCAGCGGCTTTCTGTTGACGCAAACGACTTGCAGCCATTGATCCAGCCTGATATGCTGTGGTGGGTCTTCCAAACTGAGTTCTGGCAAGATTTTCTTCGGCTTCTCCGCGTCTTTCGGTATTTCTTCTTTTCCAGTAAGCCTTTCTTGCTTCCAAATATTTTTCTTTGTCAGACAAAGGCTTTGCTGGACTTGTTGGGGTAGTCGGTGTTGTGGGAGTTGCTGAAGGAGTTGTGGACGAAGGCATTGGAACACCACCAATATCTTGGGCCTTGCTTCTCATGGCGGCGAGTTCTTGATCTTTTGGGGATAATTGTGGAACGCCACCAACTTCTTCGGCTTTCTTTCTCATTTCATCAGCCTCTGAAGTTGCTGTGCTCAAAGTTTGTCCCAACTTGAATCCACCATACATGGCACCAGCACCCATTGCAGCACCACCGACAGCGGGAATAACATAATCACCAAACTTTTTTGCTGGTGCTTGTGGGCGAACATTTTTGAGACCGGAACGAATCATTCTTCCAAGACTACCCAAAGCAGCCTCATCTAGTTTTTGAAATGAAGAACGATCTTGGTTTTTTGTATAACCAACAGAAGAGGGTATGAAGCCATTTTCAACAGATTGAACATGGTTGATGGCTTGCTTTGCAGCATCAACAGCACCAGATTCCATGTTGAAGGAAGATTGTTGGTAAATTTTATTTTGCTCAACAATAGATTTTACGGCATCTTTAAGACTTTGGGGTTTCTCGTTTTGCATGGGTTCATGTTTTTTTGACATGAAATCCTTGACTTCCCAATAGAATTGTCTATCTTTGTTATTATCCATGGCTGTAAAATATTTAGATTTTCATAAATACTTAAAAGGTATGACTAAGCAGGTTCTCTTGCTCAACCAAGACAATACACCGCTGAATATCATTACCGTTGGAAAAGCCTTTAAGTTAATGTCCAAAGACAAGGTTTGGATCGATGAAACTTCTCCTGAATATTATGAAGTGGTATCTGTCAGCAAAATTGTCAAGATTCCCAAAATTTTGATTCTCAAGTATTATGTCAAACTTCCTTTCAAAAAGGTAGTTGCAAATAGAAAGAACATCTTCCGCAGAGACAGTTATGTCTGTCAATACTGTGGAATTGATCTTTGTGAAAAGACAGCAACCGTTGACCATGTGGTTCCAAGATCAAAGGGTGGTGGTTCAACTTGGGTCAATATGGTAACTTCATGCAAGGATTGCAATACAACAAAGGGAAACAGAACTCCCAAGGAAGCAAAGATGCAGTTGAAGAACAAGCCAAAAGAACCTTCTTATGGATTCCTCTTTGACCACATGCTAATTACTTTTAGGAACAAAAACAATGCCTAATTATTCATTCGAATGTGGTGCGTGTAAACATGAATTTGAAGTTTTTCTTAAGATGAGCGAGAATGACCAACCCACCAAGGAAAAATGTCCAAAGTGTGGGAAAAAGAAGGTTGCCAAAAATTGGGGTGCTCAAAGAAACTCTATTGCCTTTGACGCAACTCTGACTCCCACCAAAATTTGTGGGAGTGCATGGAACGAGGTCATTTCAAGAATCAAGGGATCTGGCCAAGTTCCAAAGAGATTCCATGACAGGCTGGACAATGCTGGCAAGGGGTCTGCTGTCCGCTACGTCCGTTAATTTTTGGCTGCTAACAAAGATTTTAAAATATAATAACTGTCAACTATGTCCGTCACGGGATTGGACAAAGTTTTCTGTTCAAAAGTTATTAAAAGGTCCGTATTGGTCTCTTTGGAGAAGGCTTCGTACATTGCCTGTTTATCGGCGTTACCTTTCCCTGTGGCGAGTTTCTTTGCCTTGGACGGCTCTATGACCGTCACGGGAACCCCGGCCTTATAGAGCTTATGCTTGAATATTCCCATGTTTTCGGCAAGGTTAAAAACTTTGCCTTTTGAGCCATAAGAATACCCCTCCACGGCTATTTCTGAAGCCCCAACACACAAATTTATGGCCCAATCGGATATGCTGTCAAACCGATCCACATCGGCCACATAGTCCTGAAAACTTTCACCATTGATATTTGGCAAAATTTTATCTGCAAATTTTTTAGTGTTTGTGAGATAATAGAAAAAACAGTTTGAAAATTTAAAATCTTTGCGCTCGTCAAATAGACATAAGCACGGGCAAGTTATAGAATAATCAACACCTACAAGCATATAGAACATAGGTATTTATACCTTGCTCAAAGGATGTGGACCTAAATTTTCTGTTGGGTGGTACTTCGAAGACTCAAGAGAAAATGCGGTATCCAACATCCTTTGGCAAAAATATTTATATGCAAATTTTATTATACCAATAAAAATCCCGGTTTTTCAGTCGCGGGAAAACCGGGAAACCCCACTGCTTTAAGCAGCCATCCGCAATGGTGCGGCTTTTATATTTGCAACTGTTTATTTACGACACTTGTTACCCGTGTCGGGTATCTACTTCTTCAATACTCTGCACTGATCGATGCCTGTCGGACCCGTGAATGGATCCGGGGAGATTCGAACTCCCGTGTCATATGCATTTCTATCCGAGATCAACAATACCAAAAGCGCGACGAGGGGCCTGCACCCATGCTCAACCACTGCTTGCAAGTCAATGGTCCTAGTCAGCATCACACACTGAACCGCGCATAAAATTATTTAGTGCGAGCAGAGAGATTCGAACTCCCGTAGGCGCTGCCAGCACATTTACAGTGTGCCCTCGTTGACCACTTGAGTATACTCGCAAACTCCTCGGGTTGGGATCGAACCAACGACATTCAACTTAACAGGTTGACGCTACTTCCAGCTGAGCTACCGAGGATTACATATCAAACTATCTGACAACCTCCTGCAGAACAAGCAAATTCCTTTGCTGCCTCTGTGTTGTCCTGTGATTCATACTTTGAAAGTTCCTTAAAGTTCACTTTAATCTTGGGATGTTCATTGTATGCTGCTGCGTCAATCTGCTCAAACGGAGCCTGAGCATATGTGTGATTGTCGCCACCGGGCAAGAAAGAAATGCCAGTTGCAACATCAAAGTTCTCCCACAACCATTGACCAACTTCAAGGAACTCACTGTCACGGTAGTTCACGGTTACAGATGGCTTGTGTTGGCAATAATGTTCTTGGTATGTCTTCCAAAGATCCAAGTGATCAAGTGCACGGAGATCTTCAGTAGTTACTGTGCCACGTGGAGCCTTCATTGCAAATGTAAAGACCGCAGTATTGTTTGGATTGATTACATCATCCTCACAAGGAACTCCTTGATCTTTCATGAGTTGATAGATTGGATCCTTCTTGTCAATACGAACTCTGCGATAATAATAATCTGCGTATCTTGGGTGAAGACCTGATGCAGAATCTACCAAGCAAGAAGTAGTTCCCTCTGGCTTGACGCAAGTGATGGACTTGCTTGGATTTATTCCCAACTTCTCTGCCCATTGTAGATTGGTTGCTGTTGCATGATCACGAAGACTTTCAAGCAAACGAATGAGTTTTGGCTTTCCTTCAAGACCACTGGTTAACTTGTTGTCATAGATACCAGTCATGCTGACACCAAGAAGTCTTTCATCCTCACAGTTCTTCTTCCATTCTGGACGAAGATATGGAAATTTAGTAAATGTAGATTGAACAGTACCAATGATCGTGGCCATTTCAATTTTTTTCTTCAAAGTTGCTGCTGTGTCATCGGGACGAACAACAACAGTTGAAAGATTGCAGAACTCAAATGGCTTCAGAATGATCTCCGAGCATGGATTGGTTCCGTACTCGCAATCAAGATCACGGCCCCATTTGGCTGCTTGCTCTTGGAGAGCCTTGCGATTGATCATTCCTCGCTCACCACTATGGCTGTTGTATAGAGAAGTCCACTCCTCAAGGAATTGACCCATGGGTGGGCGACCACGATACACAGCGGAGTTGTTTGCATAGGAACGGAAGCCTGCTTGCTCCCACCATGCACCACTCTTGCATAGAGCCATCTCACGATCAGAAAGATCGCTGAGTGAAATCATGGCAGAACGACGAACACCACCTACAATAACAGCGTTTGCAATGGCACAGCAAATATCGTGACACTCCAAAGCAGTAAGTCTTCTTCCTTGTGCTGCATAAAATACCTTTACTATTAACTTAAAGAGATTATCAAGAGGAGCAGGGCCACTAGCGCGACCGCCAAAAGTCTTAAGTCTAGCTCCAGCGGGTCTGATCCCGGACAAATCCCATTTAACGTGACGACCCGAATACAGATGTCGTAGAACTTCTTTGAGAGCGTTTCCCCAACCTTCTTTAGAGTCTTCAACTTTGACAACAACATTAAAATCCTTTTCTATCTTATTAGCGACATTTGGTAGTTTGTCAGTGTATTGTCGCTCAACACTGTAGCCAACACCTGTTCCATTCATGAGAATGACAAACAACTCGGCAAACGAATCAATTGAGTCGATTGGCAAGTAAGAACAATTGTACAGACAAGTGTTGTCATGATCAAGCGCAGGGCCAGCAGTCATCAGACTTCTCATTGAAGGAAGAACTTCAAGATTTAAAATTGCTTTCTTGATGTCTGGACGCTCTGCTAGAGCGGGAACCTTGTCCGTGAAATAATTCCACCATCTATCGACACATTCATCCCAAGTTTCTCTACGATTTTCTGATGGAAGCCATCGTGAATAGCGCGAGATGAAAATGAACGATTGGAATGGTGATAAAATTTCTGGCATACTTGGCCTTTCTATATTGGTGTCTTTATTTAGTTGTTAGAGTTTGCCACGACACGGGGAAAAGTGGAGCAATTATTTTGTCAATTGCTTTTGCATATTCTTGAATTTCCCATTGTGCATGAGCATCGATTCTTAGATTATAAATACGGGCAAAAGCGTACAGTGAACCTGTCCAAACAAATTCCGTATATGTGCCCTGCGGCAATATGGAACGGGCTTGTTCGGGTGCAACTCCATCTGCAAGAAGATCATTGTAAAGTTTCAAGCATTCATTTGCAACAGATTCATATTCCTGTCGCATACGAATACAGAGATCCATATCTTCAATTCGTCCACTGCTTCCCTGCTTTGCACCATCAGTTGGTGCAGAACGCCAAAGAGGAACATAGACTTCAGGATCGAATGTGACATATCTTCGACTGACTTCATTCATGGTCAGACCAATCTGATGCTTACCGAGTTGTGCACGAACAAAGATTGGACACTTTACTCGCACAGAAATAGTGGCATGGCAAAATGGAGTGAAATGATTATGCTTTGCGAGATACTTGATGAGTTTTCCATCTCGCTCAGAGAGAGATTGGGATGGAACATGACTGTCAGCATACTCCCAAGAACTCTCCTTGTTGAAGGAGACTCTTGCAGCATTGACAATGCTAAGATCCGAACCCATCCAATCAATCAACTGAACATGCCCGTGATCAAGAACCTTTATATCAGTCGGACGCACGCTTTGTGTCATCTGTGTCATCTTCATCCTCTTCATTATCAACAAGTTCAACACTCACACCGGGAATCTTGGTAAAGTCAGCAGCATATTCCCGAGCCTTGGCCCAAAGTTTGGGATCCATCTCTTTTACATATTCGCCAAATCTCTGAACAAAGGTCAGATAGGCTTCGCTTGCCTTGATAATTTCTTCTTCGGTCATGTCGTCGTTATCGTCTTTCATTTAAACCTTCTTCCAGTAAGTATACTTCATTTTTGCGACAAGTCCAGAATATACGCTGTTGATTATCAGCTTCATGGTAGTGTTCACGCCATAGGCCAATACCATGTCATTTATGTCCTTCTTGTCTATTTCTGATGGCCAGATTACTACATTTCGTCCAGCCTCTATGTACTTTCCTATCAAAGCAACAATTTCTAAATTTCTGGGTTCATTGTCAAAGATGAACACGACCTTTGACTTCTTCAATTTATCAGGCATTTCGGATAACCAACCAGCGCCCTGCATTGCGACTCCATTTGGAATGAACATTGAGTCGATTGGGCCTTCAGTGACATACACGGTGTCCCGTGGCTCTATCTTATCTAGGTTGTACCACAGGCGTTCTTCGCCTTCACGTTTCAGAGTGATATAACGAATCGCTTGGCCAGTTGGGTCAAGAGAGCGGCCTTGAACTCCGATAAGCTCCCCAGAATCATTATAGAATGGTATGATGAGTCTGTCTTCCTTGGTCCCATCCCGATCAAAGGATCGCATGACTTTTGCAAAGTCAGTGCAATAATAAAAGTTGCAATACTTTTCCTTGGGGATTTCACGGGACTTAACATATTTTATCGCCTTGTGGTCAGCATTGAGTAAGTCAAGCCTTGTTCCGAGATCAGTAAACACTGGTTGGCGGGCAACTTCCTGTTTCGGTTCAACTTCTCTCGGATGCGCATCTTTAAATTTTTCAAATGCATATTCTTTTGCGAGCGTTGGGCTAATAGTTTCAAGTACAGAATATACATTACAAGAAAAACCGCAATTGTGGCATTTGTAAACATAATGGCCTTTGTGCTCAAAGAAGTATCCCCTTGTCTTGGACTTATTCTTCTGTGAGTCGCCACACTTGAAACACCTGCATGTGGCTAGCGTATCTTTCTTCCACTTGAACTTCTCAAGTGAACCAGATACCAAATTGACAAACTTCTTATCAATATATAGCGTCATTTGGCTTCTTCAAAAGTCCAGTTGATGGCCTTGTTTTTCTTCTTTCCAAATTTTGGATTGAAACCTTGTCCATCTGCACCTGAACCAAAACCTTCTTCGTCGGTTTGATTTGAATTCACCAAATTTGAATTTGTATTGTCTACATCATAGAACTTCATTTTTGACTTGTTGACACCAACCAAGAACTTTCTATTCTTAGTTGTGTCGTTTCCACGATTCTTCAACTGTTTGACTACAAGTTGGCCTGCCTCTGCTAATTCCTCATTCTCAATCAGGGCAAAGAAAAAATCTGCTGTCTGTGGAAGACCAAAACTTTCTGACGTATCTGTCATCTCCATGTCGCTGCTCTTGGCACCTTCACGATTGACCTGTGTTGCAGTCCATAACGGAATATTGAATTGCTTGGCCATGCCACGAAGTTCTTCTGCAATACCCTTGACATAGGTATAACTGTTCATTCCATTTCCAAGTTTGAACCTGGCGCATGAACAGATATTCAAATAATCAACAAATATTACATCAGGCGTGAACTTCTTCTTGATCTTCAACTCCTCAATAAGATTGCGGAAATGAGTTACGTTGGCTGCAGCAGTTGGATACTCCTTGATGATGAGTTTTCCCTTGCATGTCTTTTTAAGATTTTCAACCTTTGCTTCGTACTGATCTTGAGCCATCTGCTCAAGAATGTGCATGTCGCTGTCCAACAGGTTGGCATCGATGCGCTTTGCAATCTCTTCTTCTGCCATCTCCAAAGTAATGTATAGCACATTTAGATTCTGAGATAGGCATGCTGCTGCATGATGGCACAAGAAAGCACTCTTTCCTACGCCGGATGCTGCCATGACTACATTAAGCGTCTTCTTGCGAGTTCCGCCACGGGTGATCTTGTTGAACATCTCAAGATCAAATGGCACCTTCTCTTCTACTCTGTGGTAATACTCGTATCGCTCATCAACATCTTCCAAAAAGTCATGGCCAACTCTAGTATCAAAAGAAACAGAAAGAGCCTTTGACATGATATCAGGAATAGCATTCTGAGTCTTTTCCTTGTCTTTGCCTTCAATAATTCCAATGGATGCCATGATGCCATTGTAGATTGCCTTTTCCTTGCAAAACTTTTCTGTTTGTTCAACTAGCCAAACTGTATCAGACTTTTCACCTTCTTTGTACATCTCATCCGTGATCGATGTACATTTCTTGAATTCAACTTCACTCAGAGACTTTTCATCTCCCAGTGAAATCAGAACAGCATCCTTTGTTGGTATGTTGTTGTACTTGAGAATGAACTTACCAACAATCCCGAAGATTATCTTCTCCGACTTGTCGTGAAAATATTCCTCTTGGAGGAATGGGACAACTTTGCGAGCATAGTCCTCATTGAGGACCAAGTTCTTTAGAATTACTGATTCCATGTTTTAATTATACTCTTGGTAGAAGAAATGTCCACCATTAATCTTGGTGAACATCATCCTCAAGGTCAACGGGTTCCTGTTCGATTCCCTCTTCGACAATCTGTGTAAAAATGTTACCAACTGCATTTGTAAAATCTTCTTGTTGTTGATCAAATTTATCGGGAGCCTTCAATACATCGATTTCCATGGTGACACTTATTTCTTCGTTTGCTGTTTCTTTTAATGAAATTTTTCCATACCGATATACGATGTCCTTGTACTTTCCGTCCAATATTTGAATGGGACAATTTGCCCCAACATCAGTTGATACTTCAGGAACATACTTGAACTTAGGTGCTTTGTCCATACTTGAAATCCTTTTGAATCTCTGCGTCCAATTTATCTAGGATATCTTTGGTGTAGTATTTCTCAGGATCATCATCGATGTTTTTTTCAAACACCTTGCTTCCATCTGGAAGTTCAATGCGTGTGGATACTTTCTTGAAGATGCCATACTTTATGGCAAGATCAGTAAGACCATAATATCTGCTGAGACCTGAAGTGTAATTCAAACGAGTTTCCACATGCATGTTCTCTTTGACGAATCTGTTCTTGTAATTTGTGCACTTGATGAAGATTCCTACAATACCTTCATCAGTCTTGTCCTTGCTTTTGGACAGAGTGAGAATGTTGCTTGCTGCATATTTTAATCCAACACCACCACCAAGTTCCTTTGTCGGCACATAAGCCGCGATAGATTGGTACGTGTGGTTAGTCATGAGCATGGGAATCTTGGCTTTACCAAGTTTGAGAGTCAACACACGGAATGTTGCCTTGGTCTGTTGTGCCTTAGTCATGTCGCGGACATTCTTGCCTTCCGCAGAGTCATTCATTTCTTTTTCTGTGGACAACATACCAAGAGAATCCAGAACTAACAGAACGGGTTTACGCTCTTCTTCGGGTTGTTCAAGAATATCATTCACAATTTTCAAAGATTGTGTCTTGAATTCCTCAATGGTGGCAACCGGAACAACAGCTACTCTTTCCGTATCAATCCCACGCTGTTTGAACATATCAGAAGTAATTGCTTGTTCAGTGTCGAAATAAACAACTACTCCATCCTTGTTATCTCGTAAGAACTGAGAAGCAATTCCAATGGCATAGAATGTCTTGCCTGTTGCTGGATCGCCAGCCAAGCAGGAAATCTTGTTGTTTGGAAGTCCACCATACAAAGACCCCGACAAGAGGGCATTTAGAACATAAGATCCGGTGTCAATGAATCCAGTGACATCAGATCCCTCCAATCCCTCTTCAACAATCTTTGCGTCTGGGTTATTTATTTTTCCGATTAGACTTTTTAGATACTTTGACATTATTTTCCTTTACATACAAAATACAACCAGCGACACCTTCAGGAGTGTCATGAATAATCTTGATGGATTCGATGATCACATCATCTTCAACATCAAGTAGTCTGTCACCAACGATAAAGCATGGCCCACCCTCAAAATCGAATAGACCATCGCCAAAGCGAGAATACAAAGACCTACCTTCGACTTTGTAAGATCCGTCTTCAAGAAGTGTGATAATTCTTTCATCACCATATCTAGATTTAACTTTTTTTACCATATCTTAACATTCCTCCATCATGGCACGCATGGTTTCTAGTTCTTTCTTGAGTTCTTCCAACTCCTCAGTCAACTCAGCAATTTTTGTATCTTTATCCTTTAGAGAGTCCTTTATTGCTTGAGGAATCACAGGAGTTGAGTGTGTAGGCACAGCAAAAGGATTGTCGCTGAGATAATACTCTTTTTTAATTTTTGGTGTTTGATATTTTTTATAGATTTTATCCATTGCTTTTCTATATTTTACATCATACGAAGAAAGATTCAAGTGAGACTTGTGCATTTAGTTTCCAATTTATTGCCTGTAAGATGTTATCTAATGGTTCTCCAAAAGTTTTCTCAAATTGTTTCTTGCGATCTATGTACTTCTCAAGATTAAATTCCTTGGGAGGACTGTTGATGAAACCCATCACAGCATCTTTGCCTGCCATTCCATATGGATTTGGAACTTTGACAAAGACAAACTTTATCTTGTCGTTTTCCTTGATTGCTGCATACTGCTTGTCAATTCCAATCTTCTTGCTGTAACTATTGTGAAGCAATGCTGCCTTGGTTGCAATTGGAGTTCCAGTCTGATAAATCTTTGTATTGTCAGCATACTTGTTGATTCCCTTGACTCCCCGAGGAGCTGCGACATCAGATATAGGAAGCACCATAAATTCATCATAGAATTCATTCACATATTGTCGCAGCTCCTCTGGGGTTTTTGTCAAGATGATCTTAATGCAGTCTTTTAGTTTCTTTCTAACGATTGCTGGTGTGCTGCTTCGTGCAGTTTCCAGACCCATGATCTTCAGTTTGGGTTCTTCAAAGCGAATGCCTTCAAGATCTTGCACAAGCAAGGCATAACGCTTCTTGGCAATAAACATGCCAGCGGAAGCAATGGCTTCACGCTTGAAGAAGATCTTGTTCTCAGAACAATTCAATGTCTTTGTAAGAAGATCCATTTCCTTCTTTAGTTCCGGTTGAATCTTCTGCTCACAGATCTTGTCAACAAAATCTGTAATGTCAGTAATTTTGGTCTTTTGCTGAATTTGTGTAATGATATCATCAATATTCAGATAGACTGAATCTGTATCAACGGCAATAACATAATCCTTGTCATTGTCCTTTGTCAGATGGCGAATGTAACCATTCATGCAGTTTTCTGCTGTCCGAATGATTACCTGACCCGTAACAGTAACGGCAGTTGCCAATTCAGGTGACGAATAGATGAATGCTGGATTTCCCAAGCAACCGTAAAGACTGTTTGCCAAAATCTTCTTGACCGATTGACGAATCTTTAGTGCTGCAATTCGTGGAAGAAGATTAACATCCTTGGAATGCTCGTACTCCTTCTCCAACTCCAACATCTTGTTCTTGGCTTCCTTTCTCTGATTGAATGTGCGCTCAATCAGAATAGGAATGAATCCACGAATGTTATTCGTGAACATAGATCCGTTGCAGGCCAAACAAGCATTTTGATCTGATGCTTCTTCAACCAAAGAAGGAATTTGTTTTTTCTTGCTTCTCAAGAAATCATCTGCACTTAGAGATGCATCTTTCTTGATGCAAGTCTCGGGAGAAATATTCCATCCCATTATGATGCTTGGATACAGGCTTGTAGCATCGAAGCTGACTACATTTTTGTACAAACCTGGTGCAACATCCTTTACATATGCACCGACAAACTGGTCATCTTTGGCATACGAAGTTTGTATTGGTGGGATGATATCCTTGCGAAGAAGATAATCACAGCAGATCGTTCCCCAGATTCTTGTGGCAAAGAATACAACATCAAACGGAATCTTGGCTTCATATGCAATCGAAACAGCCAAGTCAATCAGTCTAAGTTTGTTGTCTAGTTTTTCAACGAGTTCAACATCTTGAATGTTGTATTCTGCAAATCTCTGGAAGTCCTTGGTGTAAAACTCACGCAATGAGCCATACTCCGCGTAATCCAGTTTCTGTTCATCCAACTCTGCCTTGGCAATAAAGTTTAGGGCATAACTCTCTTGGCTTGTTCCAGAGAACTTCTTGTAGAGATCCATGTAGTCAAGCGTGGTATATCCCGGAAACTCAAACAATCTGTAATCAGTTCCACCAATGTTTGTCTCACGCTCTTTCATGAGATTGAAAGGAAGCCAAGACTGAATCTCCTTGTCATCGAAGAACAACCGAGCCCTGCCAATGATGTAAGGAATATCAAAGAGTTTGACATTCCACCCTGTAAGTACATCAATGTCTTCCTTTCGAAGCAATTCAAAGAACTTTTGAATAAGTTCCTTCTCGGAAGAAACTAGAATAAGTTTGCAGTTGGGAATGGAGACTTGCTTCTCAGTAATAGCATAGTTGACACCGGATATTCTAACACCGATGATATTGATCTTCTCATTTGGATTGCGAAGATCTGGGAATCCTCCCTCCGTCTCTGTCTCAATATCAAAGTAGGCTATCTTGATTTGGGAAAGATCGTATACCACCTCACTCTCGTAAGTCTCCAAGAGATATTGAGTGACGAAATCAGTATTTCCGTAAATTGGCGAATCATTCAAGTCCTCATATTGCTTCAAGAACTCCCTGCAGTCATAGAGGGTGTCAAAGACCATTCTCTTGACACCAATGCCATTGAGAGTCTTGTACTTGGTTTCCTTGTCAGATTTGATGAACAAAGATGGCTTAAAGTAAACGGAGTCGGTAAACCGAACTCCGTTCTTATAGCCCCTTACAAGAATCTTGTTGCCTTTGATTGCGCAGGCAGTATAAAATTTCATTGTGGTTTGTTGTTCTCTTTTTCCTGTATCAATGCGTAGAGCAGTACAAAATAATTGATGTTGTCCTGAATAGCATCATATACTGATTCATTCTTAACACTCAATTCGCCTCTTGTCAAGAAAGAGGAAATACGAGACATCTTATCTAGGATACGACAACAAAGCCCATTTTCCGCCGTACCAAATCCCATAAGTTCTGGACGTTTAAAATTAACCAAAGCATCATTTTGATTTGCATAGTCTTTGGACTTTTGCTTCATAATGACCAAGGCTTCAGAAGTTAATTTTTCATGTAATTTAAAGAGATCATCTGGTTTCATAGATCCCAAGGATAGACT